AGCCGGTCATCGAGTAGTTGCCGTTGGCGCGCCGCTCGACCATCAGCGCATCGAGGAAGTCCGAGCCGCAATAGGCGACCGAGGGCTTGCCGCCGTAGCGGATCAGCTGGATGTATTCCTTCTGGAGCGCCTGAAGCAGCGCGCCGCCATTGGTCGGGCTGCTGGTGACAGGTCCACCACCGGAGATCGCATCCCCAGGCACCGTTCCGATCTGGGTGGCCATGGCGGCGGTCCTGGCCCGGTTCCGCCACCAGGTGAAGCCCGTCGCCGCCGTCTGGTCGATGCCGCCGACCGTGCCCACGCATGGGTTCGCCTTGATCATCGAGGCGATGCCGGCGAGGGCCTTGGCGTCTGAGGTGCCGTCGGTCCAGAGCAGGGTGTTCATGCTGCGCGCATACTGCTCGCCCAGCGAGAACAGCTTCTGCTCCAGGAGGTTCACAAGCACCGTCATCTCGCGCTTCGAGTGCTCGGTGGTCTTCTCGCCGTTGGTGTCGACGACGGAGATGCCGTCGATCTTCAGCTCGGTATGCGTGAGCGTCAGACCGATGTGGTGCTCGCGCCAGGGGTAGTTCGCCCGCTTGATGTTCGCCGGCGTGAAGAAGCTCACCGTGTCGTTGTGGGTGTAGCCCTTGACGACATCGTTCCCGGAGCCGTCGCCATAGGCGCCGACGACCGCGAGCGAGATGCTCCCCTTGCCACCGGGGAAGGTCTTCTTGCGGTCCTCCAGGAGCTTCAGAAGTGGGCGCTCCTGGATGGTCTGGTCGAAGACGCCCCCCTTCTTGAAGTAGTAGTCCAGAGATGCATTCGCGATTGATGCGATTTCACCGGCCGTAAAAGCCACGAGCTTGCTCCGTCAGGGTTATGCCCTACGGGCGCGCTCCAATCCCAACATTGCCGCTTCCATCATCGACTTGGGTTCCGGACGCGCGCCAGGTGCCGCAGAGCGGTTGGTGCTGCTCGGGACTGCCCTTGTTGCGCGGGGAGCAGGCGCCGCCTGCCGGAAGACGTTGTTCGCCCGCGCGTAGGCTTCCTGCGCGATCTGAACGGCGTGCTCCGGGGACTTCGGCGGTCCTTGCTCTCGGACGACGGCCCAAAGGAAGTTCCGAACGGTTTCTTCCTTGCGCCCATAGTCCGGGTCGGTCTGACGGATGCCCTGCTCCCAGCTGTAGACAGTCTGCTCGACAGCCTGAGCGAACTGCTGCTGCTGCTGGTGATTGGTGGTGTCGGTCATCACCTGCGTGGCGCGCGTGGCGCGCTGGTCAGCCAATGCCTTCGCGTACCGATCACGGGAGATTTGACCCGCCAGCTCTTGCGTGATGCGCCCGGCCTGAACCTCGTATTGAAGATCGGACGGGAGCGTCAGCCCCAATGCGTTCGTCGCAAGCTCGACGTAGGGAGCCACACCTTCCAGGAAAGCACGGAAATCGCCCCGCCGCATGGCCGCAGCCAGATCGAGCGTGAGCTGAAAGTCTTCCCTGGCGATGTCGTTACCGACAAGGAAGTCCCGCAGCACCTGCGTGACCTGGGCATCGGCCCTGAAGTGGTTGCGCTCGCCGAGCAGACGCTCGATGCGTTGCCGCGTGCCTGCCTTGTAGCTGGCAAGCTCCTCGGGCGTCGGGTCTTTGGAGAGGTCTGGCCCCTTGTCTTCCTTGCTGGAAGCACCGGGTCCGGAGCTATCTGCGCGTTCCGAGGTCGGCGATTTCTCGGCTGAGCCGCTTTCGTCGTCGTCTTCGGCCGGTTTGACGGCCTTCATGACGGCTTCGAGGAGCGTCTCCTTGGTTTCGCCCTGCGCCTCTGACGGGGAGGCTTTCGCGTCGGTGGTCGTGGTCGCGGTTGCACCCTCGCGTGCCTCAGTCGCCGGCTGGGTGCCTGCGTCGGGAACATGCGAGGAAGATGTGTCGGCAGGTGACGAGCTTACATCGTCTGCCATTTAACGTCCGCACCTTCAGGCCATGGCCTTGGCCTGTTGTCTTTGTGTAGCATCAGATTTCAGGCACGCGCAAACGCGCCTAGCAGCGGCCCCCGCCGCCGCGCTTGATCTTGCCCCCGCCCTGTCCCTTTTTCGTCGACATCACTTGCCTCGCTTTCCCTTCATTGCAGAAGACAGGCGCTTCGTGCCTGTGTCGGCCTTGTTGAACTCCTTCGCCACCTTCTGGGGGATGCCGACCTTCTTGGCGAATTTCGGATCGTGTGCGGCCGCAGCCATGGTTCTGGCCTGCTTCGGCGTCTTTGACGGCATCGGTGCCTCCTACGTCTTCATGGGCAAGCCCGGCGCGCCTCGCGAAAGCGCGCCGGGAGCAACCAGAGGGAGCCGGGATCAGAGGCTCGGACCCTGGTCTAAGCCGCTCGTCGGGTCGCCACCCTTCAAGCAGCTATCTCAGTCGTGGTGCCGGAACCCCTCCCAGCAGTCCTAGCAGAAGGTAGATCAAGATGATGCAGGCGATGACCACGATCAGCACGCGGGCGACTTGCGGGAAGGGCGCCGGCAGCGGAAGCTGCGCCACGACATAGAGCAGCAACCAGACCACCAGGCCAAGCACGACGATGTAGATCACTAAAGCGAGAAGGCCCTCGATCATGGCGCACCTTCATGTTCGTGCTTCTAGGCGACGGCGCGTCCCCCGCTGGCGATATGGAGCCCCGGCGGGCCGCCTCCTGGCGGTCCTGCTGGCCCCGCTGGCGGCGGCCGCCCTGTTTGATCGCCTGGCCTTTGGGCTCCTGGGGGCGGGCCTTGAGGCGCGTTAGCGGCGCCCGCCGGCCCTTGGGCGGGACCGGCGCCCGGCATTCCGGGCGGGGGAATGGGAACCCCCGCAGCGGCGCGCGAGGCCATGCCGTTCAGGGCCATGATGCTCGGCAGCATGCTCTGGAAAGCCTGTGTGATATCGAGCTTATCGTCCAGACGTTTGATCAGCTCTTTCGCCAGGAATTCGGGCTTGATCCCTGGGATTTGCATAAGAATGGGAAAGAGCCTTTCAGCGTTCGCGATTTCCTGTGCCTGGTTTGGTCGGCCCGTGGACCCGGCCTCGATCTTGACCCAAACTTCGTCCGCGATCTGCTGGCGGCTCATCTCGGGCCAGACCGCCCCTATACCCACGACACGTTTCGCCGTGTCTACGCTGCACTCCTGGAGGAGTATTTGCGAGCCACAGCGCGCAATCCCGGTTAGCATGTCGTCGATGTCGTCAATGTTAGAGCCCATAGCAGTGGCCCTGGAGGCTTCGGCAATGTTCGATTGGGTGGCGTTCATGCCGCCCTTCGTGCCTCCGATGTTCGCGTCCTGAATACCGGAAACCCGCATCATGTCGCCGAAGAGCTGCTCCGTTTCGTAGAGGTTCGGATCAATGGGCGGACCCCTGAACGATTGCAGAAGGTCATCGACTTTCTGGCCCGGCTGAAGCCCGTTCAGCTCGATGACGGCATTGTCAGGGTGGCTCTCCAGCTTGTCCAAGTCCTCCTGGTCCAAACTTCCCGAGGAGACCACGGTTTTCGGCCGGGCAGCACGACGATGTTCGCGCAGGCCCTGCCGCGCCCGGTTGTAGTCGCTCTGCATATCGCGGATGAGCTTCACGTCGCTCGGCGGGAAGATATTCGTCTCATGATCCACGTCGTTGAGCGTCAGCACGAACCAGGGCCAGAAGCGGTCGGTGTAGACCTCCGGCGCTGCCGGCTCGCGAAGGAAGTCCGGGTAGCCGTCACAAAGGACGTAGACCATCCCGTCCTTACGATTGTAGAGTTCCCAGATGCAGCATGAGCGGGCGTCGTTGCCTTCCTTCGTGTCGCTCTTCGCGCCCCCGCCTTTGTCCTCGATGATGGTGTAGCCGCCCCGGTTGGAGACGCTGGTGTCGCCGCCATCCGTGCCTCGATAGGCATTGAAGTTCTTGCCGACGTCGACCTCGTAGATTTCTTTCACGTCATTCGGGGAAAGAATGAACTCCTGCGCCACCCAGTCGGCGCCCAGGAACTCCCGCAGGTGCATCGTCTTCGGGTCCGGGATGATGCTCATGGAGGTCGGGTAGTCCATCGTCAGACCCTCCCGAACCACCACCTCCACCTGCGTGGAGAGATCGTTCAGGAGCAGGCGCATCTGCTCGGCCTCCGCCGAGCTGGGGTCGGTCTCGTTGTCGGCGATGTCGGCCGAGAGCCTTTCTAGGGTAGCCAGGCGATTGGAAATATCGGCGATGCGTGCCTCGATCTCGGGCTTCTTCTGCATCACCCTCTCGAACCCGACCTTGACGTAGCCGACCCCGGTGGTCGAGGCACGGCGCACCGTCATCTTCATCATCTGCTTGAAGTCTTGCGGCAGCTGGTCGATGTTCTGCCTGAACAGGTATTCCAGGGTCTTGGCGATCTTGTCGAGCTGCTGCTCCATCTCCTTGACCTGAGCGGCGTCCTGGAGAATGGGCGCGGCGGCGCCCTGGGCGGCCTGCATCGCGGCCGGGTCCATCATCCCCATCGACTGCTGCTGGATCATCTGGGCCGCGCTCTGCTGAAGAGCGACCAGGGTGCTCTGGTCCCCGTCCCAGGCGGTGTTCATGATCCGCTTGCGGCGATAGGCGATGAATTTGGGGTTCTTGGCATAGAAGAACGCCACCCGCTGCGAGACGATGCGCAAGGTCAGGTTGGCGACGTAGCGGTCGTCCTTGGCGTCCGTGGACCATTGCAGCCCCGTCACATAGTCCTGGTCCTTGCGCATCTGCTCGAAGACCGGACCCCAGTATTTCTTGGCCCGCTTGATGCGGTCGGACCACTTGTTGACCAGCTCCTTGCGGGGCTCGTCGACATCGGGCTCCTCGCGGTTGATCTGCTGCGTGTCCTCCTGCTGGGCGAGGAGTTCCAGCGGTGCCTTGCCAGAGAGGAAGGCGGCCTCGATCTCTTGTTGCAGGGGAGATTGCTCGACGGGCATCACCAACCTCCAACCGTGCGATGCTCACGCTCGGTCTTGCGCTCGCGAGCGGCGCTGTCGATCACCCAGCCCATGGTCATGTGCCTCGGTGCCTCGACCTTCTTCTTCAAGGCACGCTGGCCTCTCTGCTTGTGGAGGCCAATCCCAAAGAGCGCGATGGTGTCCACGAAGTCGTCATGTGACCCTTGCGGGAACTTCAGCATCTGATCGTGCGCCTCGGCCCACCAGGCCGGGAAGACCGGAAAGACCACCTTCATCATCGACATGCGTGCCTGGATGCTCTGGGCGCGCTGCTGCTTGTCCCCGATGGGAGGCAGCTCCTCGATGGAGCAGAACACCCGCTTCTCCAGCATTCTCTTGCGCAGAAAAGGTCCGATGCTCTTCGAGATGTGGTCCTTGCCGGCCCACCAGAACAATGGCTGGTATTTTTCCATCATCAGGATCATGTATTCGACCACGGTCGCGGTGTCGGCCTGCTTCCAGAACAGGTCGGGCATCACCCACATCTGATCGTGCTCGTCGATCCCCACCGCCATCAGGCACGTCTTGTCCCGGCCTTGTTCGAGGGAGACCGCATGGTCGCTGGCGCAGTAGAAGCGAAGTCGATCCTTGGGTGGTATCCGGTCCATGCGCGGGTAAGTGCGCATGTGGACGGCCTTAAAGAAGCTCCCGTCCTCCGGGGTTGGGCGGCCCTGATAAAGCGCCTGGAACCCTCGCACATCCGTCTGGCGGATGCTGTCGAGATAGTCCTTATCGAAGCGTTCGGGCCAGAGCGGCTCGCCCTCGGCTCTGCCCATGACGTCCTTCTTCCGGGCGAGAGCTGGCATGTCGATGACGTGCCATTTGGTAGCTTCGGCCAGGGAGTAACACGGGTTTTGTGGGTCCGTCAGGCGCCCGATCAGATCGTCCTCGTGCCAGCGCGTCTGGATGATGACGATGCTGCCGCGCTTCGTCATCAGGCGCGTCTGCAAGACCTGGGTATACCAAGACCAAAGCTTTTCCCGGATGGCTGGGCTGTCGGCCTCCTGCCGGTCTTTCGTGGGGTCGTCCAGAAGGATCACGTCGGCACCTCTGCCGGTGGCGCCAGAGCCTCGACCAAG